CCAGTCAGGAACTTGTTTTGTTTTTGTGCCTTTGTACATTGTTACCATATTATTACTCCTCACACTTTTATGGGTTCAAACGCCTGTAGGTGTAACCCACCTCAAGCGTGACTAGTATTTCTGCTAGTGGTGCTAGTCTTTCCACCACAGCTATTGAAGTAATTTGACTGTCTCTGACACCTCTTGCGTAGTTCTCTCTGTAACGTTCGCTTTCTAGTGTAGTTTCAATACCTGTGATTAATTCATTACGTGCTTTGTCCAATTCCTTGCCTCTCACAAATCCTCTAATGTTGAATGTGAGTGTGCCACTCTTGATACCATTTGTGCCCATGGTGAGCAGTTCACGTGATTCCGTGTCAAATTGTACAAGCAGTGCTGGGAATTGGGTAATTGCTAGTTTATCAACTTCAAATGGTTCCCTTGTTACCAAGATTGGTTTTGGGTCTTCCATTTGTTTAAGACTGTCTATGATGTGTGCAACTATATCTTCTCTGAGACTCATCTACGTAACCTCAAACTTACAACTGGTGTTTTTTCGTTTCTTTCAACGGTGCCATCATCATCTAAATCATACAGCACACCTTCTCTTAGGATAAGATCCATTTCATGCTCAAATCTACCTGAGTAATATTTCATCATAACTGTAAACTTATCTTCTTCTGGCGTAAACTGTGTTAGCTTAGGACAGATGTGATAAGCAAGTGCATGATAAATTGTTGCTTGGGTAAACTGCGAATCTGTGAGCAGTGTTGAATCAAATTCTGAAGTGATGTATTGTGATTTAGCGTAAGGCAAATACCAGCGAACTTTGAGTATACGATTGATTTCTGATTCTGAGCGTGCCAGTTCAGCATCCCAGTCTAATACGCCATAATCTGTTATGGTAGGTTCAACGACAAGTAAGTCATCTATTGTTGCATAAGCCATAGTCAAGTCCTTCTTGAATTTTTATAAGTTCGCTAGTCCTTCTAGCACACTTATTTAGCCAAACTAAAAAAGAGCCCTTAGAATCTTGTGGAAACTAAGGGCTCAGTCAGGATTTGTAGAAATGTCAGAATCTACAATTTTATTTATTGGTTATTAGTCTGAGTCAGAACCAACAATCTTCACGCCATGTGAGTTCTGTAGGATAGCTTGTCCACATACAGCACTCATCATGATGTCTTCTGCACGAGCAGCAGCTTGACGCTGAGTCTCCATGCGGATTCCACCACGCATTGCGTGTCCAATTGCAGTTGGGCTGAATACAGCGCCTACTGCGTTTAGTTCTGTGTCAGTGTCAGTGTCTAAATCACGCTTAACTAAGCTAGATTCAAAGATTTGACAACCAGCAACTGAACCAATGTAGTAACCACGTAAGATGTCGCTACCAATTTCTGAAGCAGTTAGGTTTGCACCACCTGCTGTAGCAAGTTCTTTCTTCAACTGAAGAGCTTGTCTTGGTGAAACAACAGCTGCCAATGGTCCAACAACTTTGCTGTTTCTTAGAGTTGCAACAGCTTCAAAGATGTTGTCAACAGTGATTGCTGAGTCTTCAGTACCAACTGAAGCAGTAAAGCTGTTGAATAGAGCAAATACATCTGCGTCCATTTTTTCAGCAATAGCTCTACCAGCTTGTGCGCCTAAGTCAGCGATAACATCACGCTGAGCTGAGTCACGTAGCATGTCAGTAACTTGGAAGTATGTACCAATTTCAGCAAGTGTAACATCTACTGAAGTAGTGTTAGTGTCTGCTGCACTTGGAGCAGTACCTTCAGTTAAGCCAGCGGCTGTAACTGCTGAGTATACTGGTACTTGTAGTACTTTACCTGCATTTGATGGTACATCAAATGGAGTAACGATTTGACGAGCAACTGCTTGCTCATACATGGCGAACTGAGCTTCTGCAAGCAGTTTGGTAAACAGTTCGCTATTGATTGTGGTATTGTTAGCCATAATAATAGTCTCCTTAAAGTGTTAGGCTTAGCCTCGCTGTTTTCTCATTTCAGCATAGGCTTTTCTATGTTCTGGATTTGACATATCCAGTTTGCTTACATCCAATGCCTCTTTGCTATTACTTATGGAACTTTTTGTGTTAGTAGTGCTTGGTGTTGGCTGTACAAAGTGCGGGTTTGTGTCTAAGAATTCCTTGACTAAATCGTCTACTCCTAGTGCTTCACCTGCATCATTGTAACGAACACTGCCGTCACTGCTTACAACTTCAACAGTACCCTCTTCACCTAAACGCACATTGTTCTTCAACAATGATTTAACTTGTTCTGGTGCAACAGAGCGATACTTTGCTGCTGCATTTAACAAAGGTGTATCCACCTTGTATTCCTTAATAATTGCATCACGCCTTTGGATTTCAGCGTCTTTTTTAGCAGCCATTTCCTGTAGTGTCTTTTCAAATTCACCACGCTTTAGTTGTTCTTCTTGGCGTTGCGCTTCTGCCTTGAGTTTCAACTCACGTAGTTCCTCTGGATCACCTAAGTCCTGGTAAGGCTTTAACACTTTGTTTGTTACTGCGTGGCGCATTTTTGCCATTGCTGCATCAAACTCATCTTGTGTATAAGTCTTAGTTTCTGCTTGTGCCTGACTTTCAACTGTTTGTGCCTGGGCGTCAGTGTTTACCTCTGTGGCTGCCATGATTTCTTCGTCCATGTAACGATACCTCCTAATGAGTAAAAATTGTACAGTTATTTATGTTCAATACGCTTTCTAATAGAATTTAACTGGTTCCTGTCCTGTTGTATAATAACAGCAACAGGTGTGCTGTCTCCTTTGTATCTAGGATGACTCCATAAAAATTCATATTGAGGATATTGTAGATTGAGTTTGTCACACCATTTGTTCAATAGCCTTGGCGAAGCATGTGCATGAATGTATACCCTTGCTTGGTAACCATCCAAATCTACGATGCTGCCTTGCCACTCTACAATGTCTACGGTGTCTCGTTTCCAAGCACTGTAACTCCAAGGGCAAACGCCTTGAATCTTCTGGAAATAGTCGCACCAATTAACCTCTGCGTGACTTTTTCTTATTTTTCTTTTTCTTACCACGTGCCATAGCCATGATTGTTCTCCTCACTTGCTTTTCTTAGTAATTGACAAACGTGTGCGTTTGCCTCTGCGTTTAGCACTTGACTGTGCTATGCGCATTCCTTTGTTGAAGCTAGAACTGGAGCGAGTCAGGCTTCTGCCCCCTCGCCTAAAATAACTTGCTCCAGCTCTATGTCCAGCGCAAGTTCCTTTGCACTGGCTCCCCCTATATGTTGCCATAACGGTTCCTCACGCTCTACCTTTTTTATATCCTGATGCGTAAATTGCCCTTGCTTGACGCATCGCTTGTTTTTTAGTGGGGTATTTTTTGCCCGTCTTACCCCATTTGTATCCACCTTTTACCTTACGAACTGGCATATTATTACTCCAATAAACACTGCGTAGTATGCATGGAATATCCACTGCATTATTCGTGTGTCCATCCTTGTGCTGCTAGTTCTAGGTGCTGTTCCATGGTATTAGCCATCTGTGTTTCACCATTGGGTCCATACATCATGTGTGGTTCAAATGGTTCTTCACTGTATTCTTCACGCTCTTCTTTAGGTGTTTCAAGAACATCATCATCAAGGCCCATCCACTCAGCAACTTGCTTGTCAATTTCTTTTATTAGCTTTGGACTGCTAACAGTTTCTTTGGCAATACGCAACTGTGTGATTTCATTTGCTGTATCACGTATGTTGAAGCTGCCTGGATATTCAATTTCACCATCCCATGCATAACCTTGATACATGGCGTACAATCTCCAGATGTTTTCTTCTGCTAGTTCTAGGTTGTCTGCCTTTTCACTTAGTTTCGCATTTAACAGTGCGAACTCTGTTTCCATCGCCACGCCACTCATCGTTCTTGATTCTGTGGCACGAACCGCCCCTGTGTTTGCCATCTTGTCAATGGCATCAACGCTTGCTTGTATTGAATTGTAAATTGATCCAATGTCAGTGCTAGTATCTAGTAAATATGGTTTTAAGCCTGGATCCATATCTTCTGGCATGCTTACAACAGCTCCAGCACCACCCACTGCTTCTACACTTGGTGTTTTAACAAGTGCAGGGTGTCCATTCAATCTAATTGATTGTTCTACTTCTGAGTATTCATTGTAAATTTTCTTTTGGTGATCCGCAATATCTGCAATGTCTGAAATGCCTAATCCACGCACAACTGCACGTTGGTTATAAGCAATAACCACAGGTACCATACCCAATTGATTGTCTTCTGTGTATGATTCAATTACTTCACGCTTGCCTGTGTTTACTTTGGTTGTGGTAATTGTTTCATTGTTCCACTCTTTGATAACAGTTTCATCACCATTTACATCTTCAATGTATTTGATGTAGTCAAGTGTGTACTTGCCTGAACGGCTTCTGTTCCAACTCCAATCTGTTACTACTAGGGGACTAAGGATTGATAGGTAAGGACGTACACCTTGGGCAATTTCTTCAGCTCTATTTTGGGCACTTATGTTTGGTTTTGTTACCATTACAAAGCTGTGTCCAAATATGCTTGCGTAAATGCTTACTTCTTTCATAAATGCATCAAGACTTCTGCCATCATAGTCAGCATCTCTTAGGAAATCACGCAATGCTGGGTCATTTTCTATGCTTCCTAAGTCTCTGTATGGCTTGTTTCTAAACAAAAAGCTGATGTACACTGAAATAACACTCTTGCAGTGGTTATCAAGTGGTGTTGCGTCAAGCCTTGCTTGGTATTCATCACCTGTTTCTAGTTGGTACTGTGTCAAATGGGCTGCACGGCGATAATCTTCGCCTCCCACATAACTCTCTAATAGGTATTCCCAGCGTTCCTGGTACCTCTCATATGTTTCATTTGCGCTAATGGCATATACGTAAGCATCTTCTAATAGTCTTTGCATGTTTTATTACCCCAGTTTGTGTCCCCATCTCAGAGGCTGTTCTATGTCTCCATAATCTCGTTTAATTGGGAACAATCCGTCTACACAGTAACCTAGTGCGTCCATCATGTGATCCAAGCCTGACTGCTTGTCTGGCTGACTTGTCCCTTCTCTATACGTTTGTTTTTCTAAACCTTCTATGGTGTGTTTACACTTTGGATCCACATAAAGATTTATATTACCTGCGTCATTAACCAGTCTTGAGTTGACTGCATTGATTCTGTCACGTATTGGTGTGTGTGCCTTGTTGGCTTTTACTATCCAACCTGCGTTTTGCAGTATGCGTATGTCTGTTACGCCACCAGCTGATGTTTTACGCTGTCTACCTGCTGGATCTGGAAATGCCATGATCCTTGCTCTTGGATAGCGTGTGGTTACTTCATCAACTAATTCATTGGTGTTTGATCCAAATATTCTTACTTCATCAAATGCATGTAGTACATCACCTTCACGACTAAACAGCACAGCACTCATTGGATCAATGTTAAAGTCACAACCTAGATAGATTGTGTGTGGTGTTTTGCTGGTGTATTCCTGCACATGACGCTTTCTGTCAAATGCATAGTATACCCTACCTGCATATTCTTCAAATGTAGCAAGGAACTCTTGGCGGAAACTGCGTTCATCTAAGTCTGCTCTTGCTGCTTCAATTTCTTCTAGTGCTACATTACCACCATCAATTGTTGTGTATTGGAAACTGCGCCACTGTTTGCTTTTTTCTTCCATTAGGTACATGTCATGTGCCCAGTTTGAAAAGCCTTTGGGTGTGCCAATAAACAGTGCGCCACCTTGACGATCTGCAAGCGTTGGACGTAGTACTTCTGCCCATGCTTCCTTTTGCATTTCAGCAAATTCATCCAGCACAAGATAGTCAAGTCCAACACCACGCAAGCTGTCTGCGTTGTCTGCACCTTTGAGTGCAATGGTTGAACCATTCTTTAGCACGATTGTAAGTTCACTTTCATTAATTTTAGCTACCCAACGTAGTTTGAGCAGTTTGGCTTTGAGCTTTTGCCATGCAATCAACTTGGCTTGACGGTATGTGGGTGCTACGTACCATACTGTCTTGTCAGGGTGTCTTGCATGTTTGCACAGCTCTCTAATGGCAAGGTGTGTTTTACCAAAGCGGCGTCCTGCCACTACCACCTTGAAGCGGTTGGTTGCATCAACTATTTCTTGTTGTGCCCAACGTAATGCCATTATGCGTACCTTTCTTCACACTTGATTCTAAAGCGTCTTGCTTCAGTTATACCATCATTTGTGGTGATGTTACAGGTAACAGTGTAGATGTTTTTGTCACTGCCACCACTTAGTTCTACATAGGTAAGCAAGCCATCGCCTGTTATACCTGAACTTTCAATTGCCAATGGATTTGTGTCTCCACTTATTGTTTCTACAGTGTATGTTACACTTGATAATTGATCCCCTGTGGGCATCCAATCAGTGGTCCAATCCATTTGGTACACCAATTGTGCTACAGGATCCTTTGAAATATAGGATCCTTTATGATCCTGTTTGTATCCAGTTATTGTTGTCATATTACGAGCACCCTTGTTTCTTGTTCAATAGTTAAATCTCTATCTTCCTCTAGTATCTTGAGCTGTCTAGTTTCCTGTGGTATTAACAGTGTTCTAAACGGATCAATAGCAATTATATCACCAGCAGTTACAGTTACTACAAAGGCTGATAAATCTATTTCTGCACTTACAACCCTATATGCGTTTGCGTAGAATGGAGTAAACTGTGCATCTAGATCCGCACTGCTTAGTCTTATTCTATCACCAACAACATTTAAACTTGCAGCTGTATTTAAGCCAGAATCATTTTGTTGTATTCTTGTTGCGGTTGCAATTAGTGTAAACTCTGCATCTACAACCAGTTCAAAGCCTTTGGTTTGTGTTACAGTAACTTCATCAACGCTTGCTGCTGCACTCATAGTTGCTGCACCAGGACGTATTCTATCTACATCTGCTACTTCAAGAGTGGTTGCAACACTTAGATTGCTGTTAAAGTCTACAATATTAAATCCAGTTGCAGTTAATGTAACAGCTGAATTCATTATTGAAGATACAACAGCATTTTTGTTTGGTGTAGCTGCCAATGTTGCACTGGTTTCAAGTTGTGTTTCAGCTGTGCGTTTTGCATTAGCAACTGCTGAGAAACTCATTACACCGTCTATCGTAACTTCAGCACTTACAATCTTGACTGGCGCTGTTGAAACACTTGCACTAGTGTCTAGTTCAATTGTGCCAGGATCTCTAAATCTCTGAACGTCACTGCTTAGTGTTGCAGCACTATCTAGTACAAATTCATTGTCACGTATGCGTTGTGCATCTACAGTTTGTGTAAATGCTGCGTCTAGTGCGGCACCGCCACCTGCTAGTAATCCTGGCTGTGATTGAAGTGAAATTACACTATCTAATTCTGCTGCGCCAGGGCGTATTCTTGCATTTTCGCTATTTTGTAACAGTGTAGCTTCACTTGCAATATTTGCTGAACTTAGTCTAATTCTTGCATTTTCACTTGCAAAGTTTAGTGCTGCAACAGCATTTATATCATCAGCAAATCCTGTAATCAATCTTGCAAGTATGCGCCATGTGTATGTAGTATCGCTGACATTTACAGTACTTGATATATTATTTAAAAACTGTGTGTTGCTCACAAGTGTAACTGAACTTGGTGAAACACTTGCTGAACTTACTGTAACATTACTGGATTCATATGTAAAGATACCATCGTCACCTGCATAGTTTTCTGGTGCATAGATTGGGTTATCTTCATCATCTACCAGTGTTTGTGTGACCCAGACGTTGCGCACATAATCGTATGGTGAATCAATGCCAGTCCAGTATCCATCGCCTACAGTTAGATACCATTCATCTTTGGCAGCTACTTGTGATCCTGAAGCTTCATCATAGTAGTTTGCAACTTTGGTTCCTGTGTTGTCTAGTACTACTACTTTGCGTGTGTCTGAGTTGATAATAATCACATTGTCATCACCATCAACAGCTATTTTTAGATAATCTGTATTATCTGTATCAGATTCTACATTGCGCATCCAACCATATGAATTTAAGCTGCTGTCA